AACTAGCATTACCAGATACAGTTCCAGTTACGTTACCAGTAACATTACCAGAAAGGTTAGCACTTATAGTCCCTGCTGAAAAGTTACCAGAAGAATCACGGGCTACAATTGCAGAGTTAGTATTGTTGGATGTGGCAGTTGTAGCAGAGTTAGATACTTTGCCAGCAGTAGATATAGTTCCAAGTTTAGTATCAGCAATTGCTGCGCTAGCATTAATGTCAGCATTTACTATAGTTCCATCTGTAATCATTGTGCTAGTTACTACACCACTATCTGTAGTCTTAACTAGGTTTGCAAGGGTTAATCCGTGTGCAGTTGTAGTATTTTCAATATGTTGGTTAGCCTCACGATAGTCCCGACCAATTGCCATATGGCGCACTACAGCACCAGCAGAGTGGGCTACACCAGATGAACCATCAATACCACGAGTAATAGTAAGGGTGTTGGTTGAGACCGCCGTTACATCTACAATTTCTTCAAGCGCTGTATCTGGGTCTATCACCACCGTAAAAGTTTCGCCAGCAGAAATTGTGGCTCCACCTAATAATGAAGTTCCTGATACTACAGTCGCTGAAGTACCAGATGATGTTAACGCTGAAGCAAGAGTTGTTTGCTGTGAGCGTGAGGAGTATTTGCGTGTTGTCATTTATCTACCTATCGGCTGTAGTGGACGCGGATTGGATATGCAGTTTGCTGTCTTTGAGTTTCCTCATTTAAGCGTTGTGTATATAGGGCGTATAGTTGTTTTGTTGCAGTTTGTGAAGCACCATAAGGACGCTTACTATCTGTCTCATCTGCCTGTGGGCTAACTTGAGCAGCACGTGCAGGGTCAAGGTAGGTAAGCAAACGATAAGAGGCGCCAAGAACAATTACATCTTTGCAAGAGTTTGGCAAACCAGTTTGTGTTGAGAAGTCTTCTGAGTTTGAAGTAAATGGAACTGGGTCAGTTGAATATACAACTTTAACAGTTCTACCCGGAGTAATATAATCTCCAATGGTTACTGTCTGAGAAGTAGCACCAAATGCCGTAGCATCTGCTTTAGAGTCCCAAGACCAACGACGCACAGGAATCCACTCTTGAGATGGACCGACTGATTGCCACATAATTGAAAGAATGTTTTGGATATTTAATCCATCAAAATCATAAGTTGTCTGAGCGGCATTGAATGTAAAGGTAGTTACATTAACTGCAAAAATAGTAGAACCAGCGGCATTGATAGTATCGTTGATAGCCTTCTTAATTACATAACGTGGAAATGTAGGTGAGATAGTAACCTTAGTATCTGCTGTGTGTGTAGCAGCAGTAGTTCCTAGATATCCACGACCATAAGGAGATACAGTTGCCGTGTTAGCAACACGGTCAAATGAATCTACCCACATTAACTCTTCATCAATTTCAACTACACCTTTACCTAGGTTTTCAGTTGAACCCAAAGACAATACTGTAGGAGATGTAGATGGTGATGTCAGAGTATTTACTGCACTGGTTAAGTGAGTTGCTCTATCCTGTTGGTATGTATACCCAGCAAGGTTAATCTGAACCTCATTGATTAAATCTGTTAATGTAGTTGTCATTAGGCGTTGATACTCCGTAATGCAGCAGGTGCTGCTAGGCCAGTAGTTCCTGCAAGTTCATTGCAGATTCCATCAATATCTTTAAACTTATCTCTTGTACGTCCAGCCTCTGCCTTGATATTAAGAGCACCTACGGTTGCAAGACCAGTAGTACCAGCCCAAACATTAGCAGCCCCTTGTTCATCGAGATACTTTGCTACATCAGTAATACCAGCAAGACGATTAAGTTCTGCTGTTAGGCTACTACCTGCTTTACCAAGTGCCATTGTTTATCCTATCTAGGTGTAATGATTTTCTTATCAGGTGTGATAAGTTTTGACTTAGGCTCTTCTTTAGGCTTACCGAAGAATGCCTTGTAATAATGTTCATCAAATGAAAAACGCTTCATATGTGGAGCAGTTGCTCCTGTGTGGCAGTAAAGTGGAACTTCTGCTTTATCACATAACGCAAAGAAAAATATATCTTCACCTATGAATTTAGCACCTCTACCCATTTCCATAAACACCTGTCCCTCTGGTGCTATGGCTCTTACTTTTTCAACTACGCTGCGGTGCATTAGGATAAATCCCATACCCGCTGCATCTACTTTAATTAGTTTATTCTCAGGTAGTGGATGAACTCTGGATAATCCAAAGCCACCATCTCCATCATTAACAAAACTAAATACTGTAGGCATTGGAACCATCAACGGTTCCTCTGGATTATCTGTAGTAAAATATACTCCAGTTACCATTGGACGCTCTTTAGCGTCCTTATTATCCCATAATAATTTAAATTTTTCTGGACTAATTACTACATCTGAATCTACCCATAGTAGCCATTCATAATCAGTCTTGTCGTACCAGTAATCAATTACTGTCTGTCTTTGTCTAGCAATTTGGTTACCTTGACTGCGTAATGTTGTAGCAAACTCTACACCAGACTTTAGCATTACATCTGCTACGCCTTGCATAAACTTGCCATCTACCATTCCATTATCACACCATACTAGTGCTACAGAATCTTTTTTGCTCATAGTCCCCTGTGTCCCTATCTGTACTTTGCTGTTTTCTTTGCTATTGATTTAGGTTGCTTTACGAACTGCTTACCTTTTTTCATACCTTCTCGTTTAGCCTTACTAGTTGCCGCATATTCAGATGAAGACAGTGCTTGTCTTGCTTTCTTGGGTAGATATCTTTCGCCGCTAGCATTTTTACCTTGAGTGCTAGGCTTACCAGACTTAGTGCCCCACTCTTCTTTTGTCCATTTAGACAAAGACTTTTGCTTACTGCTCTTACTACCTGAGTAACCACCACCGGCTTTTTTATATTCCAATGCTACAAGTTGCGCTTTGCGTGCAGACCATTGCCCAGGCTTACCGCCTTTAGAACTAGCCATAATGCGGTTCTTGATACGGTTCCTAAGTTCTGGATTAGTGTAAGACATTACCACTTAACCTTGTCTGCCCAATAGGCTGCACTCATTTTACCCTTAGCAATATTCTTAGCGTGACGTGCTTTAAATGATTTTTGTCTAGCAGTAGGTTGTCTGTCTCCAGTTACGCCCTGTTGCCCAAATCGAATAGTCTTTACTTTATTTCCTTCTTTAGCCACAACTACGTGAGACTTAGTAGGATGTTTAGGAGTACGCTTTGGTTTGTTAAAACCAGATACTCCTGCTCTTTCTAATCTTGGATCTTTCATTTGCTCCCCTTAATTACTTCTTTTGTCTTAGGGTCAAGGCGAACTTTTTCGGAACCATCTTTACGAAGAATAACCACTACGCCGTCCCGCATAATAGACTTGTTCCAACCGTCGTGGCGCTTGCGTTGACCCGATGACATTACTTCTTCTTTGACATTCCAGCCTGAGATAGGGCAATAGCAACTGCCTGCTTCTTAGACTTTACTTTTTTCTTTGACTTGCCAATGTTAAGAGTTCCTGCTTTATACTCTTTCATAACATTGGAAATCTTTTTCTTTGCTACTGCTTTCTTCATTATCTTCCCCTTGCTCCTGGCATAGTACGTGTCTTAGGAATAAACATACCTGGATACTTTTTCTCAATTGCTTTTTTAGCAGCAGCCTCTGCTGCAGCCATACCCTTAGGAGAAATTGATTTTTGGTATGCGTCAATTGCTGCTTTACCTCTTACGCTAGGTCTAGGAGTAGCCATATTACTTCTTCTTACCCATCTTCTTCATACCCTTACGCATTTCCATCATCTTCTCTGCTTTTGATTCCATCTTCTCGCCTTTAGCATAAGCCTTTGCAGCCTTCTTGCCCTTGGCAGTGTATGGGAATTTTTTCTTTCCTACTTTTGGCATTATATTTGTCCTATCTCTTTCATTACGGCTGCGGCTTTTGGAGTTATGTCTTTAGTCTTAGGCATAGTGTCCGCATCATACGCTTTACCTAATACTTCTGAAGCCCTATGCGCTTCCTGTACGTGACGCATAGTTGTTCCTGCTGGTTGTATTCCTTGTGCTCTTGCATCCCGATAAGCCTGTAACTCAGAGTTCCATTTCTTATCCGGAATATCTCGTTTAGCATCTCCAGTATTCATTTGAAGACTTAAACCTTTACATCCAAAACATCCATCTACTGGAGTCGGATGATGTTCCCAGTGTTTCATTTGTCCCCTATACTGCTGTAAAGTTTGCTTCTGTTACTCCTACACCACCAGCAATTAGTGCTGCTTTGGTAGCATCATTTACTATATAATTGTATCCACCACGATAAAATTCCTGATAATCATCTATTGTTTCATCAAGAACGTATCTAACCCGTGAATATATTCCACCGCTCTTAGCAATACTAATACCTCTATCTAGTTTATAGAAGTAAAATAGTCTATGCTTTCCTGCTGGACCCTCACGAACTGTGGGAGTTTTAAAGACGTAGTCTGCCATAGTTCTCCTTAATGAACTTACTGTAAGGCTAGAGTTTCCTCTAGCCCTACCGTCAATCAACTAAGCGATTGAAGAACCTGATTCGATTCTGTATAGTGCCTCTTCGCGGTAGCGTGCAAAGCCAAGTACGCCGTACCAACCCATTGGGCGGTGACGCATTAACTTGTCAACTACTGGTCCGATTACTACGTGTGGCTCTTCGGCAACTGCCTCGGCCAATGCTTGCTGTCCAGCGATGATTGTTCGGTACACCTTTGCAGATGAAGAACCATCAGTTGCTGAGTACAGACGTGGAGACTCTACGAAGTATGCACCTTCGTATGTTCCAATTTCTCCTGCCCAGATACGATCTTGTGAAGAACCGTATTGGTTAGGAAGTAACCATCCTGCTGAACCTGTCTCAGCACGTAGATCGTGGGATACTTCTGGGTGGATACCAGTCCAGTATAGTGAGCCCTTGCGACCTACAGCCTTATTAGCACGTAACTTAGCAACAGCCTTGCGGATGTTTGCTGAAGAAATAGTTGCGGCTGCTGTGATAGTTGCAGTTGATGTTGCTGTTGAACCTGAGTAAATTACGTTTGAACCGCCACGCAATGTTGTCATTGCTACGGAGTCAATAGAATCTGCTAGGTTGTAAGCGATAATGTTTGCGATTGCAGGGTCAACATCTGCTAATGAGAATAACTCAAGAGCACGTGTTACCAACACTGAGTTACCGTACTCGTTAAGAGTAATGGTTACTGAGGTTGGTGTTGACATTGCTACTGCATCTGGATCAGTTGTTTCTGTCAGAGCAGTAGTTGCTGCAGATAGGTCAACATAACGTTGTAAAACGACTGTTGATCCTGGGATTGCTTGACGTGCTGGACGCTTGTCTGCGACTGAACGAATTAGTGGTTCAGAACGGAGAGCAAACTCTAGAAGACGATCATACGCCTTCTGTACTAAACCAGCAGCACCTGCGGTTCCGCCTAATGAAGCGGAGTCAGTTGATACATAACTGTTAGCCATTTGTCACCTCCAAGTGACTATGAACGGAATTATTGTTGTGAGCGAAGTACATCCAATAATGCATCCATTGAATCTGCATTATCGATGCGAAGATTTAAATCCTCTGCTCGGTCCGGGGTCATAGCGCTTTGTGTAAGTATATCTTGCTGCCTTAAGGCTGCTCTGTCTACTTCACTAACTTTAGGCTCTTCCTTGTTAATCTTAATTCCAAATAGATCAGCATTATCTTCAAGCCAGTTATTCACTGACTCTTCGTTAACATCATCTAAATCTTTAAGGACAAGTCTAGCAGCCTTTGCGTTGACACCCTTCTTTTCTAGGACTTCTTTGACGGTTCTCTCACGCTGCACCTTGGATAATCCCTCAAGTTGCTCAGTAAGTTCCTTGATACGTTTCTCATCTGCACGCTTGGCTTTACGTAACTTTTTAAGTAAGTCACTTCCATCCATTTGTGTATCTGTATCTGTATCTAGGTCTTCGTCTTCGTCTTCCCAGTAGTTGTTGCTCATAGCAACCCACCCTTCTATTCGTTGTTAGTCGCAAGCCTCAGTTCTATTCGGGGAAATAGGCTGGCTCTTGCTATCGGTCTTATACACTGCGCGAGGGCCGATAGGTCCGCGTCAGGATTCTATTATAGGTTTGTTTGACTTCCTAATGCACCTTTACCTAAACCAGATTTCTTTAGGTATTGTGCCTCTTCAAGGCTTTGCAGTCTTTGTCTCTTACGAGCCGATGATGCTAGACCTTGGAATAATTCTTGTTCTGCTTCTAATCTACCGTATTGTGCTTCGGTCTTTCCATAGATAGAACTTATCTTCTCTATGTCAGGAAGCATTCCAGCAATAGTCTGATACTTCTGTTCAGCCTGTGCTTTAGTTATATCTCCTTGTGCTATAACATCTGCTCCAAGAGTTCCTCTTGTTACATTTGAGAAAGGAAGATTTGCTGCGGCTTCCATAGATTGTTGCTCGGTTGCTACCAGTCCTTGACGTAGGGCTGCTCCACCAATTTCTGCTGCTCTTACTTTTCTTTCTAAGGCAGGGAATTGATTTGTTGGATCTAGCATACCAGTTACAATGTCTGTGGTAGTTAATGATGGGTAGAACTTCTTAAATGTATTTGCTACCATCTCATCTTTTAGAACTCTATCAAATGCTAATGATACTCTATCGGCAATATCTGTAGTCTTTAAATCAGCCGCAATAAACTTATTAAAGTAATCTTGGGTGCTAAAGTTAGGCAGGTTATATGCATTAAATATCTTCTTATATCCTTGCTCTAAAGCAAGGTAATCTCCAGGGGACAGTACTGACATACCAGCCTTTTGACGGTCTAGGTTAGCGCTAAAGCGTTGATTAAATTTAGCATTATATCTATCGTCAAACTGTAGTAATGTTATGACATCATCGCTACTTGCTTCTGGATACTCTTTGCGTATCTCTTCTAATACAGAAGCCAGGCCTGTGATTCCATATGATTCAAGAATCTTTGAGATAGTAGCATATGCAGGATTAGATTTAGATGCATCCTGTTGCTTGCCATACTCTGGGTTATTCTCCCAAGTTACAGTTCCGTCGCTCCAACTAATAGTCCATCCAACTATTTGACCTTTAGAGTCAAGTTTAGGAACACGACTTGTCATTGTTCTTTGGGTTCCAGTATCACCGCCACCAGTATCACCAGTATCTCCTGGGACATATGGAGTAATTATCTCTGGCTTTGCAGTAGTAGTCCTAGTTGTAGTAGTCTTAGATGTTGTAGGAGTTCTAGTGCTAGGAGATGGGATAAAAGATTCTGCTGCTGGCCTAAAGGTTTGTGTTGGCGTAGAAGTTCTACTCTCGCGTTGATTTGCAGATGTAGTCCTTGAAGGTGGTACAGCCTTTGCAGGTGTAGCCTTACTTGCCGCAAACTGTTGACTAGAGTTTATTATACCAGCAGTACTAACTTTTGGTGGTGTTTTAGGTGTAGCCACTAAGCCCTACTTCCAATATTGAACGCCCTAAGCAATGTTTGCAGGTCGTTCACTGAACGGTTTTTATATGCGTTTGTTTTCTTAAACTCTTCACTTGCGTAAAGCATCTTCTTGTATTCATTGATAGAAACTGGTTTATCATCAGATCCTACAGTATACATATCCTGTATCTTAATCTGATCCTCAGGAATCTCAAGTATCTGGGAACGTAGGTTAATCCAAGGTGCTAGCACTTCTCTTGCTGTTTTACCTTGATCGAAATAAGCCTTAAATGCTGGCAATACTGTACTGGCCTGCATCATTACGCCATCAACTACGTTCTTATATGCATCAGCACTTCTTAAAGATTCAATTGCCTTGCTATAAACTTGCTTCTCGTTTACTGGAATACCGTTATCTTCATATGCTGCACGAATACTTCTAACATATCGGCCTAATGCACCCTTATCCGTAGCCCCTGGAGTTAGTCCAGTTTGGCTAAGATTGTATATATCATTGGCTTTCTTTTGCACATACTTTAAAAGAACATCTTCTTTTTGTTGTGCAGTAGCGCCAGACTTAGATGATTCTAAGGCATTAATCTCTTTAGCGTATGACTTTGCCATAGCAGAATCAGGTGATGATTCAAATAGATCTAAAAACTTATTGTTTAATTCTGTAGCAAGAGCGGCATATGGAGTAACTGCTTTTGTACCAGTAGTACCTCTACCAAAGAACTGTTCTGCAAACCCTTTGTTGCTAATTAACTTAACAACTGTATTATCAATTGTGTCGCCACTCCAGTCAGCAATAGCAGCAATTGATTCTAAGGCAGCCTTGTCTGCTTCTCTGGGTACTACAGCACCACTCTTAATTTGTGCGCCTATAAACTCAGGAGTAGGAGCCATTCCAGTTTTATATAACTGTGGAATTTGACCTAGGCGAAGTAGTAAAGTTGCTCTTTCATTTAGATCTAATCCAGCAAACTTTAATGCACCTGCACCCTTTTCGTAGGTAGCAGTTCCTGCACCCTTAATCTGGGTACCCTTAGGCAGTCCAGATAATGTTGTTCCTTTACCAGATTCTCCTACTGGAATACCAGCGGCTGCAGATGTGGCTGAATCACTTGGTGAAACTCCAGTAGTTTTTGTTTGTGTATTCTTTTGGGCGGCTGCTTCTTTTTTCTTTTTAGCCTCTTTAGTACTGGGAAGTGTAAATATATCTAATCCCATTATTAGTCAGCCTCCAATTCTTTCTTAAAGAACGAATAAAATATTTTCTGGAACTCAGGGTATTTCTTAATAATCTCTAGGGCTTGTTGTGCTAGATAGGTACGTTGAGATTCAAAACCCTTAATAGATAAACTATCATTTGGTTTCTTACCGTTAAGTTCAAGAGTCTTATCTCTTAAGTATAGGTAATCTCTCATACCGGCAACTGCCTCTGAATCTAAGAATCGCTCATCATTAACTGCTTCTCTTAGTTGATTAAAGGTTCTATCATCTTTAGTTGCATCATATACAACCTTGCGACCCATTAGATTATAACTATCTGCTAGGTTAGAAAGGGCTGATGCTGTATAAGTACTGCTCCAACCCTCTGCTACTGACTTAGTAAGCAACCTATCTTTAGCGGCATTATACCTTAAGTTGGTTGCTTTATCCATAATCTGTTCTGTACTTAGCAGTTCAGATCTACCTTTTCTTTGGTTCCATTTAAATAGTTCCATAGAAAATCCACCATTAGGGTAGAAGTATCCATAAACATTGCTATACTTATCAACAACACTTGGATCTCTAAGTATCATTTGGTATGTCATTAAATTGCTAGGTGGGGTTGCTGTTCCATTTGGACCAGACCAACTTGATATAAGGGCAAATATCTGCTCAGGACCATACAGTTCTAGGAAGTCAGCATATGCCTTGTATATATCACCAGAGTATTGCTTCTCTATATTAGCAAAGTCAGACTTTAATGCTGCAGCCAGTAATGTATCGCCAGACTTATCTTTAGTAAGATCTGCAGGAGATACGGCAACTGGGCTTGCTAAACCAAAGATTCCTCTAAACATAGTGAAATACTTTGCAAACTTATCTGAGTCTTTCATTAACCTATTTTGATCGCTTAGATCATCAAGGTTATAATCTCCACCACTAGCAAGATAGTTCATTGTTGGGGCAAATGCCGCAGCATATCCCTCTTCCCAACCGAATATACCAGATGATATTCTTGCTATATTGTTGGTGCTAAATGCTTGAACAACGCCAGGTGCAGTAGTTAGATTCGCTCTTCCGTATGGGAATAAAACCTTTTCTGCTACTTCTCTTAGGCTTGCAGGTAGTGCTTCAAGTGGATCAAAGCCAAATCCCTCAATTATGTTTAATGGGATAGTAAGTCCTGGGCCAAATCCTGGTAGAATACCAGAACCAAGGGCGAAGTTAAAGGACTGTGGTGTACCTTGTGAACCAAATGGACCTTCAGTGCTTAACTTACCTCTAGTAAGGTTAGCCATAAAGTTCATACCAGTTGACATAAATGGTACATAGAATTGACGCTGTCCATATGGATCTGTAAAGAAGAATCCTTGGTTAGGGTCATAATAATCTTTAGCATCTGTTACTTGATATAATGCTGATGATGATGGAGATTGTAAGAAGTCTAATGCACGGGCAACTTTGTATACTTCTCCAGGATTATCAAATCCTAGTTTGCCCCACTTACTAATAGTATCAGCCCAGGCTTGACCAAACGGAGCAACTAATCTTAATTGATGCCACAACAATCTCTTTCTTGAAGCATCATAAAATAACTCTTTAACGTGCTGGCTTGCTACTCTGCTAGCATAGGTATCGATATCATCCAGGGTCATAGTTCCTGAACCATCAGCCTTTTTAACTTCTTTCCAGAAGCCGTGTTTAGCACCAATGTTTTGTTTACCATCAGCACTAAGTAGTGGGCGCAAAGACTTAGGAGCAACCTTGCTTATCTGTGCAATAGCATCTGAATCTGCAGCATAGATGACATCTCGTACAACATCCCAGTACTTTTGACGCCATTCAGGACCCATACTTGAGTTCTTTTCAAGTTTAATTGTGAAGTCAAAGAATGCATCTGATGCCTCGATAAGTTTAGATCTTCTATTCTTATCAATCATTGCTACTTCTTTAGGTATCTTCATAGCAACATTGCCCCAGTTTGCAGTACCTTCAAATGCTTTTCTGAGTTGATCGGCAAACTCTTCGTTTGCGTCCTTAATCTTTTTTCTACCAGAAGATACTTGCTTTGCATTGGCAATTGAGTTCATAGCATCATCTAGTTCTTTAGGAACTTTAAGAGAATAGCCAGATGTTTCTATTGCACCTTCGCCAATTAACTTAATGATTGCTTGGGCAGATGCACCATCTTGTCCAGCAATTTGCTCAATACGAGCACGGACTGATGTTGCCCTACCAGCAGAATCTTTACCAGTAAATAGATAGGCCATTGCACCTTCAGGTGTATCAAAGAAAGCCTTAGTCTCAGGGTTCTGAATTCCACCTAGGAATCTATCCCAGGCTGGTCTACCCTCACCATATAGCAAGTATGAAACAGTATCTGCTTCTTTACCAGGAGTAGTTCTTGCTACCGCTTTTCCAAGATTGCTCTGGTTTAAAATTCTAATTTCGTTTGCTAGACCTTGATACCAGTTTTTATCTTGTGAGTAGACAAGGTTATAGCCACGCATAATCGATACTCTATCTATCTCACCTCGTGAGCCAGTAGATAGATCATCCATAAACTTATAGTATTCGCCCTTAGCACCGTTGGCTATGGTCTCATTGGCAATTTCTTCAGCAGTCGCAAGTTTAATGTTTTTGCCAAATACGTTGTGTTGCCATTGGTCAAAACTGTTTACTAAACGCTTCCAACCAGGTCCATCGTTCTTACCTTGCCACATACCAATAGCAGCAAGTGGGTTATTGTAGAAAGATATATGACCATTAAGCATAATACGTATTTGTTCTTCGCCAATATTGCGAATAACATATGCTGGTCTAGTTAAGATTACTCTCTTCCAGTAATTACTGGTAAATGCATCTGCTGCATCATAGGTAGTTCTAGAAAATCCACGAACATACTGAGAATACTTGCCAACTCTAGAAATTTCTTTCATTAATTCAAGCGCAGGTGGGAAGTAGATCATAGAGTTTAGGCGTTCTGACTCTAGATGTGGTCCACTAAGTGGTATTTTTCTACCATCAGAAACAACGAATTCTATATTCGCGCCATTTCTATGCAGTTCAGTCCAATACATAGACTGTTCATCTGCTCTTTTAGCAAAAATTCTTGTAAGTTCCTCAAGTTTATCTGTGCTAATTCCTGCTTTTTCAAACAATGGAGCATTAGCCTTGAATACTGCATCATAAACTTTAGTTGCTGCCTGGTATGCTGATACCTTAGGATCAATGTTAAATGCAATATCATCAACAAGGGATCTGATTACTGTCTCGTCAACCTTTAATGATCTAGCAAAATTCTGAACTGTTTCAACTAGAGCATCTTTATCCTCAAAGTGGACTAGTGCTCCCTGTTTTGGCACGTATGTGCTGTAACTCTTACTCAAACCATTGTATAATTTTTCAGCAGCAGGTAATTTTCTTATGCCCTTAGCAGCCCAACCAACAATACCTTGTGCTGGTTTAGCAATTTTACCATTAACAATACCGCCAAGGAACCTTGATGTAGCAGTTCCGCTTTCTAAAACGTTTTGTACTACAGTTCCATCAGCAATGTAAGGTGCTATTACATTCAAAACTTCTTCACGGCTTTTTGCGCCAGCAAGTTGCTTGGCTTGCTCTACAGTAAAACCAGGCTTACCGCGAGATTTGCTGATTTGTAGAATTTTATAGTAATCATCAATCTCTGCAATTTCATCAAGGATTGGCTTTGCTCCTGCTCCATTTAAGAAGTTTGCAATAGCCTCGTAGTCAATTCCTTTTTTAACTGCCTGAGATTCTTCATCTAACTTTGTAAGTTTTAATAAAGTATCGTCAAATGCTTTTTGGAATTCTGCCTTTTGTGAAGAGGCAACAGCATTCAAGCCAGGTGCCTTATCAAATATTTCTAATTCTTGTTTTGCTTTAATAAACTCATCTGAGGCTGTAGCAATCTCAGCATCTAGTGCAGTTAACTTCTTAAGATCCTCAGCAGATGCACGTCCCTTTGCATATGCTTCTGACTTTCTAATTGCGTCAGCAGCCTTTTTAGCCTTGTTTACTTTGGTTACTGGATCAGCAAAAATCATTAATCCAATTTCACCAATAGCATCTATGAATCTAGCATTACCACTTTCAAGGTTTCCGCCAGTCATTACGAATGCAACAGGATCAATAGGAGAATATGGACGATATAGAGGATTACCCTCTTTGTCTAGTACCTTATTGCCTTCTCCATCAAGAACTGCAATCTTACCAAGTTTTAATTTTTCTTGGCGTACTTTAAATCCTAAACCGCTTTCTTCGTTGATAAAGAATCCAGCACCAGAATCTATCTTTCCCTCAGAAATAAGTTGCTTGATAGATTGAACTGCGTATGTTTGGTCGATACCTTCCCATACAACATTTGCCCTTTTACCTGTAGCCGCAGCAGCAACCACGTTTCCGGCAGTGTTCAATAAAACCTCTAGTGGAGTAAATATACCAGCAGTTGTTAAACGGCTAACACCTTTAATTCCTGTCCAAAGGTTGTACGGTATACCAAAAAACTTTTTCTGAAAACTTTCATTGGCTGCCTTTTGGGCTTCCTTAAGTTGGTCTGCTTCTCTCTGGGCTTTTGTTTGTTCATCAATCTGAATGAATGTATCAACCAGTTTACTTGAATTAATAGCACCGCTTTTATAAAGAGCAGATACTGCACCAGCAGATGCATTTGGATTACTTGAAATAGTTTTTCTTAGGGCGTCAGCGTCAGCACCAGTAAGAGTTTCAGCCTGTTGAAGAATGTCTCTGTAGTTTAATTGCTCTTCTGTAAAGTTAGGTTGTTGAATGCCCTCGACAATATAGTTTCCATTGGCATCTTTTTTGATGTTTGGATAAGACACTAGATCCTACCTTCGGCGCTCATTACTTCCATCATACGCCGAAGATCTGCGTTGTTTGGATCTATTTGATACAATGCTCTAACGATTTGTGTTGAACTATCTAAGTTCATTCCAGGTGGCGTAGCAGGTAATGACAATACCTCTGATCCAGCACCAGGGCCAGAATCAACACCATAGGTTATTGGATTTACAGTATCCATTGATGGCTCTGTTAGACCCATAAGTTTTGGCAACTGTGGTTGTGCTACGGAAGCAGATGCTACTGGATTGCCAGCCATAGGTGCAGAAGTTTGTTGTTGCATTTGTGCTTGACCTTGTCCGTATGCTAATCCTGACATATAACGTGCAGGTTGTGTTCCTGATTGTCCCGCTCCACCAGTTGCTGAGATATTTGCAGGATTATTCTGTGGTGCAGTTGGACGATAACCGCCTCTGTTCTCTGCCATAGTTCCTCCTACTTAATTTTTCTAGGTTGTTCTTTTGATATATATGGACCTGCTGTAAATGCTGTAAGTTTAGACGCAATTTCCATTGCTTCGTATGCATCTGCTCCAGCATATAGAGCGCCTAGTGCGTAGTTTGCACCTGAGCCTGCAGCATATACTCCATCTGCAGATTTGCTTATTGACAACTCTTGGTCAATGTCAAATATTTCCCCACCTACAGCCATTATAAACTGAAAGCGAGATTCTTTTGTGTCTTCTTCAAAGTTATAACCATTTTCTGTCATACATTTACGCAGAGATGGCATAGCCTTTACAATCATAAAATGATATAAATCTTCTTTGTCTTGCTTAGTAGGAGTTGGTGGCTCCCAAATATGTTGTGCTATATCACAGGCTAATGTTTCGCCAGATCCAGCAATTAAGAATGAACCATTCTCGGAAATCTTTTTAACCTCAGGGTGAGAATATATTCTGCCATCAGCATCAGTAGTTTGGCTGTCCGCAACTATAAAGCAGCGATCTTTATGTTCTAATCCAATAATTGTTGTCATTGTCCCCTACTTAATTATCGTCGTCGAATAGTTCTTACGCTTGCGTTTGCTTCTCCACCTGATGTTAGGCTGGATAAAAGACTTTGAATATCTGGTGCGACTTCTGCCGGTGGTAGTTCCGTCATACCTTGTTCAGGTGTAGGACCTCCTGCCGGGGCAGCAGCGGGAGCAGGGGACGTTTGCTCAACCTGAGAAGGTGCGCCAGCAGGAGGAACTTGTTGCGCTTGAGGCGCGAATATTTCTTCGATTGCATCCTCTATTGCTTGTCCCTTTTGACGTGATTTAATGACATCAGCAATCTTTCTAACAATGTCTGAAGGATCTTGTCCAGCAGCAGCCATCTGCGGAATTGCTTGTGTGTAAGCCTGAAGTGAACCGATAAGAGCATTACGCATATCTTCAACTTCAATTTTCTCTTGCTCTTGTGTAACGTTAACATTGAATGGTAACTCTCTCATTGCCATATCCTTGGAGATTAACTTGCCTCCAAGAGCCTGTAGCATAAAGATAAGACCTTGTGCTGGATTAAGACCAGCAAGCATTCCGTAACGAACATCAGCAGAGTAATCTTTCTTAATGTCTTTACTTGGCTTATACTCTAATGCGTATGGAGAACCAGCGTCTACACCGCGAATTGTTTTAACTTCATCAAAGAACATCTCATCAACTTCAAAGCAAAGGCTGATAACATCACGAAGTGCTGTAGCAAAGATTGCTTGTGCTGATTTGACCTGGGTATCAAATGCTCCCATAAGAGCCTGCACGCCTTGGCCAGTGACAATAGATGCGTCGATGTTACCAGTACGTCCCTCTGGATAACGTGCACCGACGCGTAATTCTTGATTTAATAATTGTTGTTCTGTAAATGCACCTTGTGGTAGAGTAAGTTCTACACGACGTACACCTGCAGGATTTGCTGTACGGATAACCGCATCTCCACCAAGTTGCAACTCTTGTACATCTTGTGGAAGTACGATAGGGGCTTGTACAGATTTCTCTGCAGCCTCCATAGCCAACATAGCAAATCGGTTACGAAGTAATTGAATTCCTAGTACATCATCAAACTGTCCACGCATTTCACCATCAATGGTTGGACGCTTAGCAACAATAACCATCATCTTACCAAGAGGGTTGCGTGCTTGAGATAGAACTAGATTTTGTCTAGATGGGATATATACAACAGATTGGTCTTTGTCGTAGTAGCGGATAATTTCAACTAAGTTATTGATATCTTGTTTGAATCCAGATGGGCCAAGTAACTGGCTTTCATACTCTGGGAACTGTGCTACTAACTCACCAAGTGTAAGTGTGTATCGCTTTGCAAATGCAATGCATCGTCCATAGCGATCAAATTCAGGATAAGCCATCCTTGGGTTTTCTAGGCGGATGCGAGGCAGTTTTGCTTCCTGGTCCAATTCAATTACGAATGGCAGGAATCCGTATGTTATGTAGTGGTCCGCCCCTGTGTACATAGAAACTTGTAAGTCGGAATGATTAAAATAATTAGAAGCAATACGGGTACGATTATCAGCAAACCTACGAGCACGATCATTGACCTGGTTAGCGGATGAGCAGTTAACCGCTGGAAGTGGTGCCATAACCTCTGAAAGATCCCTGGCAACGATATCAATAAAATTTGCCACGACATTTGTGTCTACACCTTCTGGGAAAAAGTCAGGATAAACTTCAGAGATTTTACCTTGACGCACAGCAAGGACGTCGCCTGCGCGAGCATCGCGTTCTGAAGCACGGTATTGAAGTGAATCAACCCGTGATGCAATCTGGTCTATTGATAAAGCCATTTATATCCTAACGATAGAAAATTAAATTACTTGCTACGCTTTATAGCGCTATTAATCTTAATAACTTTTGGGTTACCTGTTTTGCCAGATAGTATTCCTTGTAAATTTTGACCTTCTCGCCATCGTGCAACATCCTTTGCAGACTGGCCGGACTTGTTCATTTTTGTTGCCATAGTGTTGCCGTCATTCACAATATTTTTATATGTTTTTTTGCTTATTTTTTCACCAGTAAATTTACTTAACTCTTTTGCTTCTTGTTTAATATTCACAACTTTAACTGAGCCAGTACCTGTATTGCGGTATACTGGGTTTACTGACTTAGCGCCAGCACCGACAATGCCGCCTGCTGCTCTTGATGCAAGTTTCTTTGCTACTGCTCTAGCAGCAATACCTGCTGCAATTAATGGAAGTGCCATAGTGTTTCCTATCCGTAGGTTTCAGACCATTGCTCTGCAAAGGCCTCGTCTAAATTGATTCCGTATCTTTTATCTTTTTGAGCCCTAGTCGCCCAGCGATTGTGAGCAAACTTGGTAGCATATGATGATTGCTGCATAAGTTCACGGACTTTAATGACGGCAAACCATAGTGCCATCACAGTATCAGTTGGGTTTTTAGTATCAGGTTTCCAAGTAATTAATTGCTGTACTAAGGACTTCAAGCCCTCAGAGCCTTCATTAGAAGGAAGTTCAATTAGATTATTATCTTGGAAACGAGAATCTCTTACCGTCCCGAACAGTGATGCCATAGAGGCTACACCAAATCCTGTATCCCATTTGTTCTTACCTGTGAAGTGAGAGTTGAGGGTACAGCCGTGAGCCGCCAACCAGTTGCGTAGATCATCATCTAAGGCGTAAGCCTTCTGGTGGGCGTTAATTTCAATTCGGATCTCTTGGGGTTTATATTTGATAACCCATTCTTCTATGAGATCTCTAATTCTTTGTGGAGTAGTATCTGTCATATTGACGCAATCTAAAACATAGATCTTGCCATCAGAACGATTGTATGTAACTACTACTGCTCCTGTTGCCCCTGCCATAGCGGGGTCGAGGCCGATAACGGTATAAGAGCCATCAATGTGTTTTGGATGGCCTGGGACTCCAGCCTTAAGTGGTCCTCTCTTTCGCATACCGTTGACACATCCAGCGACAACAGTTGGCGAGAAGATCGAGTCTTCCATAACATCTTCTTGCTGGTAGACCAGCGCCCATACTGAGGGAGCAACTTCAGACCGTCTAGTAAATAACGAGGGTCCATCCCACTTTGTGTATAATCCATCTTTGTCTGCTTCATCTTGTTCCCCTTCAGGCCTGTCTGTCTTTGGCCATAAGGTTTTCCAATTAGCAGGCTTCTCATCAAATTCTAATACAGCAGGTTGGCTAAAGTAAGTGAATGGAGATTTGCCACCAGTCCATTGGGCAGGATCTCTCATCATCTTATAAAGATCAATAGGTGCGACACGGGTTCCTACAATAAGTAGTTTTCCGTGTCGACCCAAACGGGTGATGACTTCTTTTTGAAGCCATTCAATTTGCTTCTCCCACTCGTGGGCATTTGCATTCATCACCACATCGTCAAGGATAATCAGATCTGCACGTGCTCCATAGATCTGAGATCCAAATCCTAATGCTTGAACAGTTGGGTCTTTTTCTCCAGAGTCTCTACCGGAACCTAGGTAGATCATATCAGCAGACCAAGTATTGGAGTCTGCCTTGTATCCACCCTGCGGGCCGAAGGCCACTTGCAGTTTAGTCCAGTTAGGATGACTAAGTCTAGTCTTGATGGCTGAAAGGAACTTACGAGCCATACCCTGGGTTTTTGAAACTATAATGATTCTGACGTTAGGATCTACCGCAAGGCGGTAGGTAACGTAGTTGATTGTAATAACAGTTGACTTTGCGTGCTCAGGTGGTACGTTGATAAGTACACGGTTAGAGGCACCTGGTTCGTAGGTCATAGATGGGTGTATCCACCTAGGCTCCCTACCCTCTACCAGATCCACCCAGTCAAGGTGGTGGTCAAAAAGTGAGGTATCTAGAAACTCCTTGGAGAAGTCCTCAAAAGAAATATCCTTAAGTTCGGCTAAGTCAGTCTTGACGCCCTTGGCTTCTAGCCTAGCCTTGTCAGCCTGTTCTTTAAAACTTGGCTCAGTAAGGGTCCATTGGCGGAAGGCGGCCTCAGATCGGCCAACCGACTCCATAGCCATCTTGATTGTCTGGCCCTGTTTAAGTTGGGTAAGAACCTTGTACTGGGCTTCTTCCTTGGTAAGGTTCTGCTTTGCCATTTAACGCCCCTAAGACTAATCTAACGGTATCTACCTAACGGCAGAGTTATCCCATTATATATATTATATATATATTATATTATAGGAGATTCCGTAGTTCAAAACGGAGGAATCTCCGTATATAAAATATTTTATATTACATATATAGATAACCTGTGAAAAACTGAAAAGCGAACAACTTAGGGTGATATTTATTATAAATGTCCGATATGTATATATATTAGGCCACCTAACATATATTTTTAGGGTAAGACATATATATATTACCGAACCAAAATTAAACAAGTCTGGGTCAAAGATTTATCGATTTGTCGACTTATTGATATATCGATTTACCTATTTTCCATACCCTCTACCTATACTTGATACCTGAGAACTACCTGAGAACTATAATAAAATCCAAATACTCGAACGCTTGTTCGAACTCC